CGACAACTGCACCGTTGACCTCGACCTGCTGCATCGTGCTATCCCTCGACGGGCACCAGGTCGCCCGTGGCCGCATCGTAGCGCAGCCGTCGAAAGCCTGGTGCTGGCGGCGGCGCTGGCGCCGCAGCGGGCGCAGGTGTGGGCGCAGTGGACGGAGGGGCGGGGGCGGGGGCTGGCTGTGGGCGAGGTGGAGGGGCAGGGCGAGGGGCAGCGGCAGGTGCAGGGGCAGCGACTACCCCGCCACCCAGCACGAGCTCATCAACCGACGCCGGCGCCGGGGGCTGGGTGATGGGCCGGATGGAGTCCATGGCCAGCTTGCGGGCTTCCTCCCGGCTTGCCCCCTGCAGTAGGGCCTGTTGGTAGATGCGCCGACCTTCCGCGCCGCGGTCGACTGGCTTGGGGGCCGGGGGTAGCTCAGGGGCGGGGGGCTGAGCGGCAATCCGGGCGCCCTCCATCTCCAGCTCCTGCCGCGCCGCCTTGGCCTGCTCCGCCTTTGCCTTGAGCTCCTGCTTGCGCTGCTCTGCCGTCGCCGCCTCCGCCGCCTTCGCCGCCTTCTGCAGCTCGGCCTGGTCCGGCGTCTGCACACCATCGTCGACCCGTCGCTGGTAGGCGAGCGCGAAGCCCGTGGCCTCGTCGAGGGCCTTGCCGCTCAGGGTCTTGCTCAGGTTGCGGGTCAGCCACCGCACATCCCAGGGCTCGTCGCCGTTCACCGACCGCCACTGCTCTAGCAGCGCCACCACACGCTTCTGCTCAGGCGTAGCCGCCTCCACAGCCCCATCGACTTCGCCGTAGATGCGGTCGGCCGTCGTCAGGTACGTGTGCAGTGGACTCCCTTTGTACTTTGCGTGGGGGTCCTCCGGGTCGATGCCCCGCGCACGCAGCTCGCGCTTTGCCGCCTCCTGCAGCGCGTCGTCCCACTCAGGGCGCGCGGCTTCGGCCTCCCGCTCCAGGCGCGCGACGTTCTGTGCGCTCGTGAGCCAGGCCGGGTCGAAGAACTTGCGTTGATCGTTGCGGAAGGCCCCCTTGGCCTTGGCCTCGTCGTAGAGGCCCTTGGCGAACTCGAAGTCAGCCTGCACCTCGTCGGCCGCAGCCCCGGTCGCCGCGGCGAACTCCTCAATGCTCGCGCTGCCATCGTTCATCAATGCGAGGTAGGCGTTGAATGCGTCCTCAGCCGTCGAGAAGCGCGACCCCTTGGGGGCCACGGTGCGCTTGCGCTCATCGACGAGGGCCTGCCCCTCGTAGCCGCCGACGATGCCCTGCGGCCCCTGGAAGTACACCGCCTCCAGAGTCCGCCCCAGGGCCTCTTCGCGGGCCTGCTCCTCTGGACTCAGAGCGCGCGCTTTGCCAGAGGGGACCGCGCGACGCTTGGCCCGAGCCGCCACGGCCTCCAGGTCTGCGACCGCTGCCGGATCCAGAGCGCCGCGCGCGAGCTGCAACACTTCATCGACCTGCGGCTGCGTGAGCCCAGAGCCCGACCCAACCAGCTCCAGCATAGCCGTGCGGGCTGCTTCGACGTTGCGCCCCGGCCCGCGGCTGATGGCCTCGAGCTGGGTGCGGAGCTCGACCGGCAGCCGTTGAGCGCGCGCACGGCCCAGGGCCGCGCCGGCTGCCTGCTGCCGCGCTGCGTCCTCGCTGGCGTATTGGAGCTTGAGCAGCTCCGCGGCCTGGCCGAAGTCGGCCGGCGGGGTGCGGAAGAGCTCCTCGAGCTGGGTGAGGTTCTGCCGCTCGCTGATGGCCAGGGACTGCAGGTATCGGTACTGGTCGCGCTCGTCGGCGACCTGGGACTGGATGAGCTGCCAGCGCTGCGCGGCTGCGACGGCGCGCGCGTACTGGTCGCGGTACTGCTCAGATCGACTAGCCATCAGCGCCCCCCAAGGTAGCGGTCGTAGGTCGCGGTGGGCGCGGTCTGGCTACGCCCCAAGAGGCGCAAGAGCTCCTCGTCGCTGAGGTTGCCCAAGCCCTCCTGCGCGAGTTGCTTCTGCTGCGCCATCGACGCGCCCGCCATCGCAGCATCGCCAGCGCCCACCAAGCCACCCGTAACCGCCTGCAAGACACCAGCGCGCCGGCCAGCCTCGGCTTGTGCCTGCGCCTGCTCGAGCTGCTGAATCTGCATCTGCTGGGCCTGCCGTTGCGCCTCATCCATCGCTGCGACCTGCGCCTGTTGCGCCTGCCGGGCGCCCCGCTGCGCCTCGGCCTCAGCTTGCCGACGCAAGAACACGTCACGGCCGCGCACGCTCGGCCCAGCGCTGGCCGCCTGCTGCAGGGCCGCCGCTTGCAGGTCTCGACCCGCTGCGGCTTGGCTGGCGAGGTACTGCTGCTCCAGAGCTGCGCGCTGCTTCTCCCCCAGGCCGAGCTCGCCTTCCTGTTGGCGCCGCTGCAGGTTGATCAAACGCTGCTGCATGGCGGGGCTGAACGATGCCTTGGCAGCACGTGCGGTGCCGATGCCTTGGGCGATGCCGCCGATAGCCTTGGCGGCGCCAGCGCCCAGCAGGGCGAGGGTCACAGGGTCCATGGTGGCCTCACAGGTAGAAGGTCTCGACAGCGACGCCCCAGTTGACGGCGACGGCCCGGTCGACCTGAGAATAGCAAGCCAGGCCGAAGGTCACACGGCCGCCTGCGGTCTGCGTAGTGGTGACGGTACCGTCCCGCTGATGGGCGCCCCCGCTGCAGGAGTACACGTCCCGAGCGCCGATTGGAAACGATGTCGCCCACCCTGACTGCGTTTGCTGTGCCTCCTGCGCCGTCTGGGTGCGCACGAGGCTCAGATTGCCGATGTAGGGCGCGATGTAGAGCAGCCGGTCGGCCACCGGGTAACGGCGCCCGCTCGCATACGGCAGGTCATCCGGGCCTACTTCCAGCTCCACCCACCAGTGGTAGAGGCACTTGGCAGCCCGGCGCACCTGCACCTCGATGGCCGTACCGCTGAGCTCGTGCCACCCTTGGGGGCTCGGTGCTGCCAAGCCGTTGCCGCTGAAGTAGCTGGTGCCGAATGTGAGCCCCTGCTGCTGGATGGACTGGTACCCGCCCATGTGGCCCGTCACGCCGTGCTGCACGCCGCTGTAGGGCTCGAAGACGGGGGGCTGGACGTGGCGGGTGTCGATCCACTGGCTGGCCTCGAGGTCACCAGCGACGACCCCCTGGTGCAGGTACTTGCGCAACGCGCGGCAGTTGCCGTCGACCTGCGAGGCCAGCAGCTTGCCAGAGGTGAACGTGGTGGGAGGAGAGTAGGCCACGGCTACCTCTGCTTGTGGACCAGCGCGCGCATCTCGCCGCTGGTGTACTTGAACGTCTGCCCAGCGCCGCCTTCGTTCGGGTCGAGCACGAGCAGGTTCTGCGAGCTGACCGTGGCCGGGTGGTAGATGCCCTGCACCACCAGGCGCAGACCGTACACCGTCACGGGGGCCGGTGGCTTGTAGTACCAGACTCCGCTGATGCCTCGCCATCCAATGCGAGCGTTCAGCGGGGTGGTCGACAAGACGCCATCGTCGGCGCTCAGCGCGGTATCGATCCAGATGGGTACGACGGTGGTGGCCTGCGTATCAGCCAGAGCAGCGCCCACGTCAGCGCTGTAAGCATCCGCGAAGTCGGACTGGCCCGGTACCTCCGTCCACCCCGTGGCGAGGGTTGGGTCGGTGGTGTTCCACTGCAGCCACGCGACCCAGCACGAGGCGCCCGATGAGACGTTGGTGCCGCTGGCACCGTCTGCGATGACCCAAGAGCCGATCGCGCCGGCCGCCTTCCATGGAGTGCCCGTGTACGTCGCGTAGCAGCTCAGGTCCCAGTAGACGCGCAGGAGGTCGCCAACCGCGAGGCTGGCCCCGCCCAGCCCGAAGCTCAGCGGAGTGGGAGTGCCCGCACCGTCTTCGATGATGTGGGCCGTTCCAGGCGCCGCCGTCGTCGATGCCACAGAGACCGGCGCAGCGTGCAGCAGGTCGTACTTGCCGATCGTCGCTTGAACGAGCTCGGTGGCAAACCATCCCGTCTGCAGCTGCGGCAGGTCGACCGCCGCATCGCGCAGGTTGTACCCGTTGAGGGCGCCCGCCTGGCTGAACTCGTTGAAGCGGCTGTTGAGGTCGCTGGCGCTGATGAGGTCGCCGTCGACAAGCCGACCCTGAGTGATGCGGCTCACCGCCACCTCCCGATGCAGAGGTACTTCATGCTGTAGAGGTGCGCTTGCATGATGTTCGCGCCGCCCGTGGTCTGCACAGCGTCATCAGGCCCAGGCTCTGGAACGCGGAACTGGAACTCCACCGACAGGTCCCCAGGTGGGAAGGAGGCCGTGCCGAAGATGCGCCAGTGGTCATGATACGCGCTGCCGCGGCGCTCGACGAGCAGCACGCCGTCGACCAAGATACGCAGGTTGAGGTAGCGCGGCAGATACGGCGCGTCGCTGTAGGCCGTCTGGCCGAAAGCCCCGAAGACGAAGCCGTTGCCGCTCCACTCGATGAACAGCTGGCCGCCCTTGAACCCGGTCAGCGTGACCGACGGCGCAGCGCTCAGCCATCCGCCGGGAGTGGCCTGGAAGGTGACAGCCTCCCACATGCGTCCCGCCTGCGTCCCCGTGTCGCGTACGGCCTGCTGCTCCCCTTCGCTTCCAGTCGTCGACGGGTAGAGCACCGATGACCACGAGTCCATCAGCGCGCCGTCGATGAGGTTTGAGTCGCTGACGCACTGGATGGGCAGCTCATCGCGCCCCAGCGTCGCAATCTGCGACGCCGAAGACCTGAGCTCGTCGTTGAGGCTTGCCGGCGAGGTCGTGTCGCCGCTGCGCTGCTGTCGCTGCGTCCAGGCCTTCATGCGCGCACTCCTGCGATGATCCGCTGGCCCCGCTGCTGGTACTCGTACTCCCAGCCGACCAGCACCAGGTCGCCCTGCAGCTCGACCTCGAAGGCGAACCATGCACAGCTCTGCACAGCAGTCGAGAAGCGCAGCGGCACCAGGCGTTCATCGCGCCACCGGTCCAGCCCCAGGGTCGCCGCGTCGTAGGTTGGCAGCTCTGCCGCGTCCGGTGGCTGCGCGAGGTAGGTGCGTTCTTCGACCGGCGTCTGGCTGAAGTCCTTGTAGTGGCGCAGCGTGACGTTGACCTTGCCGGTGCTCAGCACCCACAGGGTCACGTAGCTGACCTGCTTGAGCACCTGCGCATCGCCGAAGTCGACCCAGGCCGAGCGGTAGGTGCTGGTGGGCGCCGCGGCTGCCGTGAAGGTCTGGTCAGCGATCGATCCCCCAAGAGCCCGCGCGCCGCTGATGACGAATAGCCCGCGCTCGCCGCTCTCCTGCTCTGCGCCTGTATGGTGCCCAAACACCAGCGCGCCGCCTGCCAGCGTGCACAGCGCGCCGACAGGGAAGCCGTCGCGGGTGCTCCACGGGCTGAGCTGGGGAGCCGCCTCAAGGCGTTCGGTGTGCAGCACCATGCCCAGCGTCGGTCGGTCTTGGCCGTCTGCTGGCAGATAGAGGTGGTACTCCCGCGTCAGCGGAGACCAGGCGCCCACCGCCTTTGCGATGCAGTCCATAGTCGCGCGCTGCAGCAGGCCGTCTTGGGAGCTGGTGAGGTTCACGAGCTCGCTGATTGCGCCGCCTTCAAGGCCGCCCGTTAGTGCGTAGATGCCGTCGAGTCCCAAGAAGACAACACCGAGCCCCGGCACCGTGGTCGCGGAGTGCGGCGCCCGGCAGCCCACTGAGCTCGACAGGGACGTTGCAGCGAAGGAGCCGTCAGGCAGCTGCTGCACAACGTCAACGCTCCGCTCGCGGAACACGATGAGGCTGGCGTAATGCTGCGTCAGCCCGGTGATTCCGCCGCCTTCGCTGCTGAGCCCGATGTAGTTTGCGCTTGGGAACTGCTCGATGAGCCCCGCTTCGCTGAAGTACAGGCTCAGCGGGTCATCGACGCCGCCGTCGAGCCAGAATCGCCCACCGAACACGGCGCCGAAGCGAGGCCGCAGCGAGGGGAGCACACCGAGCGGCACCACGTTGGCCTGTGAGCCGAGGTCGGCATTGCGCACAGCATCGACGTACAAGGTCTCGATGTTGTTGCGGATGAGCGCGGCCTCATAGAGCGTCGTGTCGCCCGCCGCGGCCGTGTTGTCCTCGTGGAAGTTGTTGGTGCGGTACAGCTTGCGCGCCACGGTCCCCGGCGGCCCGATGGGCAGCCGCAGCGCGACCGCATGCCTAAAGCCCTTGGCGCCGGACGGAAGCTGCCACGCCGTGGTCGCCACGCTGCTTAGCGGTCCCTCGCTGCCCGTGTCGCTGATGAAGGACACAGCCCACCCGTACATGGCTCCGCTGCTGTCGTCACTACCCGAGTTGGCTGCGAACCCGAGCCCCCAGCGCATACCGTCGGTGATGCCGCGGGCGCTGCCGATGGTCCACAGGCTGGTCGCGCCCGCCCCAGCTGCCCGCGAGCTCGTGGCTGGTGGAGCTGGCATTGGCTGCACACGGTAGGGCGCTGGTGGGGTCGGCGTCAAGTCGAAGCCAAACGGACGGATGCAGGAGGCCATCGACGCAGACGACTCCGCAGCGTTCCCCAGCGGCCACGGGCGCACCAAGACCGGCCGGTCTCGGCCGTTGCACACGACAGTCCCATAGGGTGTGTCGGTGAAGGTCGGGCCGGGCTCGTTGGGGGCCGGGATGGCACGGCCCGTCTGCAGGGCGCGCAGGAGGGGAGCGCCAGCCGCGTCGTAGCAAAGCCACAGCGTGCCATCGGCCTCGAGCAGGATGTGCTGACGTGCCCCGCCGCCCAGCTCCTGAGCCGCGTGGAGGCCATAGACCGGGCCAAGCGTCTCAAAGGGTGACCAGCTCGTAGGATCGACAACGAAGGGCTCGTAGCCCAGCCTGGTCGACCAGCCGCCGGTCTCCCGGTCCATGGTGAGGTTCTGCGCGATGCCGGCGTTGGCTGGCTGCTGGGGCAGCCGCGTCGCGACACCACCCGCGACAGGCACGTTGAAGGGGGTCTGCCTCATGGCGTGAACTTCAGCGGGCCGAAGGGGTTGGGCGCGAACTTCTGCCCGGCCGCCGGCTGACCTTTGACCAGTCGCCGCGGCACCTTGCCCATGTACCGCTGCTCCATGCCTTGGAACAGCAGCTCCTTCTTCCGCTGGTAGACCGCCGACAGCGCGGGAGTGTCGGCCTTGAGCGTGAGCTGCTCCAGGGCGGCATACGCCAGGATGGGCGCGTAGGCCTCTGGGATGGCGGCCACGTCTTGGTCTTCCCACAGCGGCTCGGGCGCCCGCACGCGGCGCACCCTGATGCTCTGGTCGCTCGCTGGGTGCGGGTAGAGGGTGATGGCCTGGTGCATGCCGCCCTGGTTGTGGCGCCAGCGGATTGCCCGCGTCTGGAAGGTCTGCGTCGCCAGGGTGGTCTTGCTCAGGTCGGGCTGCAGCGTCACGCCACCAGCCGGGGACACGGTGTCTGTGTCGATGCTGATGCCGCCCTCTTGGCCCGCGTGCCGCACGCGCACAGGGGCTTCGATGCCCAGCTCGGGACACGTGATGTAGTACCGCCGCCACAACCCGCTCGAGCGCGGGATGGTCTCCGGGGTGAACTCAAGGGTCTCGTTGTCGGCCAGGTCGTAGGATGCCTTGCGGCTGAGGCCAGACTCAAAGCCGCCGCTGATGCCTGGCCCGTAGCTGTCGAAGACCGCGGTGCGGGGCGCCCACACGTTGACCTGCCAGACGTGGATCGTGCGCGTGCCCTGGCCCGTCGCCGCCACCTTCGCGACGCCGATGGC